AGTTATTAGTGCTAGGCTCTAGTAAAGCGTAATACGTAGTATCGCCATCAGACAGAGCAGCAGCAAAAGTCTGAAAGCCATCTAGTGTACCGTTAAGGGTAAGTGTACCCGTACCAGTAGTAGTGGTTGTTTGTTTTACTCTGTCTTTAACTACTAGAGCCATAGTCTATGCTCCTATTAAGCGATACGAATGATAGCGTTTGAAGCGTCTGCAGCAGGAAACTGAATAGTAAAGTCACCATTAGTAGAAGTTTTAGTACCGCTGAAGTCAATAACTGCAATAGCAGCATTGGAAGCAGAAGCATTATAGATAATACAACCATCTGCAGAAATAGTAGAAGAAGTAAATACCTCATCTGCAATATCAATGATAGCTGTAGTACCGTCTGTTGAGATAGTTACGCTGTCTAGAACTTGACCACCTGCTGTGTAACCCGTACCTGTAGCTTCGTCAGAGTTACCAGTTACATCAGAGTAGTTGGTTGTAGCAGCGCCATACGTGCCTGTCGGTGTAGCTTTAATCAATGCCAGTTTAATAGAGTGAGTATCCAAATCATGAGTACCACCCAATAGTTCCGATTTAAAGCTTGTACACATTGCTGTTGTGATAGCCATTATTGGATTCCTTTATGAGGTTATAAATGTGCTAAAGGGCCAGCCTCTTGACAAGACCAGCCCAATAGTTTAGTTGGTATTAAGCAGCGTTGTAAACGGCTGCAACTAATGCTTGTGGACGAAGGATTTTCCTTCCATACAGATGCATACCACGTACAATGTCTGCAAATGAGTCTGGATCACGGTAGTTTTCAACTTTGTTGATCTGCTCTGCAGAAGCAACCGCATCTTCCTGACCAGCCAAGATAACACCATAATGATCATCTTGGGCAGTTGAACCTGATGTACCTGGACCTGTACCTTTTGAAGGAAGGTTATTAGACACATAAAGTCGGAAGCCGTGTAAGTTGTTAACAGCTAATCCGTTTTGTAGACCTGACCCACCGTAATCAGAATTTAATAAGCGTGAGTCTTCGTCTTTCAAGATTTCCATAAACACAGGGTCAACTACAAGCCATCTTCCTCGTGAGTCAACATTTGCTGTATCCATCTGACGAGCCATACGTGCAATCACAGTCAACGGAGATGTCACAGATGTTGACAACGCTGTTGCGCCTGGAAGACGTGAAGCTAGAGGAATGGAGTCACCAGTTGTACTTGATGAAGCAGATGTTGTGATGTGTCCAATGTCGGACATATCTAAACGGTTAGTCTTTAAAAATTCACCGTTTATTTCATTTGCTGTTGGGTGCTGTGCTGTACCTGAAACTGTGGTAGTAATAGCACCTGCAGAAGAGTGACCTGACATGTACTGAAGCAAGTCTGCATCCATTGCATCAGCCATTTTGTATGCTGCTCTGTCTGCAGCTAGGCTTACGAAATCTACTGATGCGAACTGATCTTCGATGTCATCCATTTTAAAAGCAAAGTAGTTAGCTTTGTCAATGGTTAGTGAAAACTCAGCATCATCTAAGTCTTCTACGCTGATTGCAGTTTTACGCTCCAGAGCGTTGACTGTTACATCAGGCTCTTTCTGGATGCGAACTACATCGCCTTGGTTTGCAATCTCTCCGAAATAGGAGTTGTTAGTGATTGCGTTTGCAACAGATGCTTTTCTTAGAGCAATCTGTGCTTGTTTGGAATAGATTATCGGGCTGAAATTACCGTCAAATCCGCTTTTGCCAGAGGCAACTGCTATAGCCATAGTTAAATCTCCTTTATAGATATGGCGTGAGAATAGACACTACATATCCACTACAAGAGGCTCTTGGTTTTAGGGTAGTCAGTTTACAGATAAGTTGGCCTACCTATCTGATCTGGGCCTATACTTTGAGGTAAGTCTTTTTGTGGCTAGTGCTTGTTAAAGCATTGATACATAAACGGAATCAGCCATACGATACTGGTTATTGTATCCGTAGCCACCGTAAATGTATGAAGGATCCATGAAGGTACCAACTGTATTAAACAAGGTGCTCCACTG